CCTGATGACGTTTACGTCGTGTGGTACTGCAAAACGTTGCAGAATTGGAAAGCGCTGGCTTCCACGACGCTGTTCGACGGCATGTACTACGAACTGACGCTCAACGGCGACAAGCAGGAAATCTATCTCGACGCTTACAAAAAGTTCGAGAACCGCGCAATCAAGGTGGAGGGCTGATTATGGAAAACATCAAAAAGCGGCTGGGTAATTTACTCAGCGTCAAGTCTCTGGTTACGCTGGTGCTGACCGGCGTGTTTGCGTACATGTCCGTCGCGGGCAAAATCTCGCAGGACTTTATGACCATTTATGCGGTCATCATAGCGTTTTATTTCGGCACGCAGAGCCAGAAGACGCAGGATGTGCTTGACAGTGCGGGTACGCCGCAGGAGGGCGAACGGAAATGATGAAAGCATCCGAGCTTGTGCGCAGGCACATTGACGTTGCGAAAAATTACAAGACCGTCTACATGTGGGGCTGCTTCGGCTCCCCTGTAGGCGAGACGATCATTGACGAAAAATCCGCCCAGTATCCGGACTGGTACACCGGCGGCAGAGTCACATATCTGCGCAGCCTCATCGGAAAAGTTGTCTATGGCTTTGACTGCGTGAACCTGACAAAGGGCATTCTTTGGGGCTGGAACGGCAACAAAAACGCCTACTACGGCGGCGCAAGATACGCCTCAAACAGCGTGCCGGATGTCTCCGCCGACGGCATGATCGCAAAGTGCAAGGACGTATCCGCCACCGGCTGGGACAAGCTGATTCCCGGCGAAGGCCTCTGGATGCCCGGCCACTGGGGCATGTACATCGGTGACGGTCTGGCAGTCGAATGCACCCCGATCTGGGACAACGGCGCACAGATCACCGCCGTCCAGAACATCGGCACGAAAGCAGGCTACCACGCCCGCAATTGGCAGAAGCACGGCAAGCTCCCGTGGGTCGAGTACGACACCGTGAAGGTCGACGAGGCCGTCGAGGAAGCCAAGCGGACGATCAAGGCAAGAGCCGGTCTGACCGACGGCACAATCAACTATCTTGCCGCCTATAAGTACGGCGACGATCTTCTTAAAAAGCTCGCAAAGGCGATGAAGTAAGGGGGCGGGGCTATGGCTCCACAAGCCAGATGCAAATTACCGCCGGAGCTTGGCGGACTGATGCGCCGGGATATGGAGACGGTTATTTACCAATCGAATCTCGGCCGCGAAGACGCAAAGATTGCGCAGCTCTACTTTGTGGATAAGCTCCCACAGGTTGACGTTGCGACGGAATTGTATCTTGGCCGTGCCACAGTACAGAGGCGGCTTCCTGACATTATGGCGCGGATGAAAGAAACGTCGAGCAAACTGTATAGCTGAAATAAGCGCCGAGGAATCGGCGCTTATTTTTTTGTATTTTTACAAAAAAGTACTTGACATATAGTGTTTAACACTATATAATAAGGCCATAAGATAAAGCAAGGCGAAAGCCGGGAGGGAACAAACAATGGAAATCAAGAACATCAATACAAAGAAACTTTACTACGCATCAAATAAACTCAGCACCGTCGAAAGTAGAATTTATGCGGAGGTGGAAACGGCGCACAAGTTTATGTGCGAAGGGTTTATCACGGAAACTGAATTCGCGGCGATCAGAGCAGACCGCGAAAAGAAAATGGCACCGTATAAAGACGGAGCCGATCTGCTGACCCGCTTCGCGAATGCCGTGAACGCGCAGGTTTACATGGACGAAACCGGCGATATCATGGCAGAGATGATGGTTGCGAATTCGGAGCCCGTTGAGAGTTTCGACCTTGAGGCTGTAAAAGCAGCCTTGCGCCGTGCGGCGGACCTCGACGACCCCATGCCTTGCTGAGAGGAGGGACACACATGAGCATCAGCATCGTTTCTGCATGGGGTTGGGCAACCAACCCCGCATACAACCCCGATACCGCCAACAATGGCGGCGGATACTGGCAGTTTGCCGGTGGCCTCGTGGCCGAGATCAACGGCCAGCTCGTCGCCGTCGAGGTCGACGATGCATCGTGCGGCGACTTCGGCAGCCGCGTATACGTCGGCATCATTGCCGACGGCTACCATTGGCGCTACGTCGATGGCACGATGGATGACGCGTCCATCGACGCGCCCGAAGAGGTCGAGGATATCCTCGCCTCCGCGTCCGGTGTCCTCGGCGTGGACGCTTTCGCGCTCGTCTGCGAGGCGCGCGAAGCCGCCGACCTCTGTGCCATGCAGGAGGTGGGCTGATGCACACCCGGATCTGCCGGATGTGCGGCAAACCATTTGCCGCCGAAAAGACCGAGGCGCTCTATTGCCCGGGCTGCTCGCCAAAAGCGAGGGCGGCGACCGTGATCCGGGAGCGCACCTGCATGGATTGCGGCGCTGTCTTCCCCGGCGGACCCCGTGCGCGCCGGTGCCCGGATTGCCGGAAGACGGCAAGCCGCGAGGCCACGCGCAAATATAGGGCAAGCGGCGGCGCATCTCGACCACTCGGGAGCGTCGACCTGTGCGAGCGCTGCGGCGCGCCATACGTTGTAAGCAGCAGCCGGCAACGGTATTGCCGGGCTTGCGCCGCGCCCGCGCTTGCTGAAAATATCGCCCCCACGAAGCGGGCATACAATCGGCAAAACGCCGAGCGGCTCGACGGGATCGCCCGCGAACGCAAAACGGGCATCAGGCTATGCGCCGTTTGCGGCGCTCCCATCATGGGGAGCACGCCATCAAACACATGCTCGGATGCGTGCCGGGCAATCCGCAAGCGCGAGCGGCTTGCAAAAAATCAAGCTGCCTACCGGCAGCGGAAAAAGGAGGCGGCGAGCAATGCCGACTGAGGCACAAAAACGCGCCACGGCAAAGTGGCAGGCCGAAAACATGACAAACGTCGCCGCCAGAGTGCGGCGTGAGGTTGCTGAAGGATTTAAGGCAGCAGCGAAAGAGGACGGGACAACACCAAATGAGCTCCTGCGGGGCTGGATTGGTGAGTATATAAACAGGGAGGTATCTGATATGACAACCGAGCAGATTCAGGCGCTGGCGACGATCTTTGCGATTTGCCGCAAGGCCACAAATACACGGAGTCAGAGCGACATCGACAACGCGCAACGTTTTCCCATCAAGTGGGCAACCATTATGGTCCGCAAGCTCCACGCGATGGGCAAGGCAACGGAAGATATCGACCGCGAAATCGCCGAACAGTACGGCAAAATTGACATCGAGACCTTTACCGACAACTTTGACAAATGCCTCACGCTCGAGCAGCAAGGCGTTTGGAGCCTCGCGTATTTTAAAGAGATGCAAGATAAGCAAAAGTGATGCAAAATTGAGGCACACAAAAATACGGGAAAGCCCATACTGGACACATCAAAGGAGTGTTCGGTATGGGCTTTTCTTATTTCAATCCAAACCCGGAAGGAAAACAAGTCGGAGACTGTACCGTTCGGGCGATTGCGAAGGCGACGGGAAATAGCTGGGATGAAACATACGTCGGGCTTTGCCTACAGGGTTTGAAAATGGGGGACATGCCGTCGGCGAACAGTGTCTGGGGCGCGTACCTCCGGCAGCAGGGATTTACCCGGAACGTTGTGCCGAACACATGCCCGGACTGCTATACGGTCGAGGAATTCGCAAGAGACCATCCGCGCGGCGTGTATGTACTCGCTCTATCAAGCCACGTCGTGTGCGTAAAGGACGGAAAGTATTTCGATAGCTGGGACTCCGGGAAAGAAATCCCGCTGTTCTACTGGGAGAAGGAGGATAAATGATGTTCGGACAACAGCCCTATGTGTATCAGCAGCCGATTTACAATCAGCCGCCCATGATGCAGGAACCAATGATGCGTCCACAGTATCAGCCTGCGCCGTCGATGCAGTATCCGACTCCACAACCTCAGCCACAGCAGCCGAGCGGTGGACAGTCTATCATCTGGGTTCCGAACGAAAAGGCGGCAAACGAATTTATCGTCGCGCCGAATAACGCCGTCACGCTCTGGGACATGAATGCGCCGGTTGTGTATGTGAAGAAAGCCGACGCAAGCGGTAAACCAGCAATGACAACGTATGACCTCGTAGAACGCTCTACAGCCCCCGTGAGCCCCACAGCGCCGCAAACAGTTCCCACGGTGGAATACGTGACCCGCAAGGACTTTGACGAACTGGCGGCAAAGGTGGCGGCTCTGAGCGTTAAGCCCGTTAGGAAGGTGAAGGAGGCAGACAATGAATCCACTGTTTAATGCACTCGGCGGCGGACAAATGCCTGGCATGATGGGACAGTTTCAAAATATGATGCGGCAGTTTCAGCAGTTCAAGCAGAGTTTTCAGGGAAACCCGAGGGCGGAGGTTGAAAAGCTGGTACAGTCTGGAAAAATCTCACAGCAGCAGTTGAACCAGCTACAGCAGATGGCTGGACAGTTTCAGCAGTTGATGCAGTAGTTCGGAAATTCCGAACAGGTGAACGGTCAAAATCGTGGCCACGATTGAGATAAATTTCAAAATCTACGAAAGGAGAAAACTATGAGTTTGAATGGCGATGGTATTCCTATGAACATGCCTGTAGTTCCGGCAAACTCGGACAGCGGCAACGGATGGGGCGGCGGTAATGGCTGGTGGATCATTATCCTGTTCCTCGCGATTTTCTGCGGCTGGGGTAACGGAAACGGCTTTGGCAATCGTGGAGGGAACGGCGGCGTTGTTGACGGCTATGTTCTGGCCTCTGACTTCTCGAACATCGAAAGAAAGATTGACAGCGTGAACAATGGTGTCTGCGACGGCTTCTATGCGATGAACACGGGGATGCTTAACGGCTTTGCCGGTGTAACGCAGGCTGTGACTTCCGGCTTCTCTCAGGCGGAGCTTTCCCGTTGCAATCAGCAGGCGGCGCTCATGCAGCAGCTTAACGCGATGCAGATGCAGGCGGCGAACTGCTGCTGCGAGAACCGCGCGGCGATCGCGCAGGTGCGCTATGATATGGCATCGCAGGCTTGCGACACTCGCAACACCGTGCAGAACACGACGCGGGACATCATTGATGCAATGAACTGCGGCTTCCGTAGCATCGACCAGCGTCTGACCGCGCAGGAGCTTGCAGCGAAGGACAGCAAGATTGCCGAGCAGAATCAGCAGCTCTTTGCGGCGCAGCTGGCGGCTTCTCAGGCGGCGCAGAACAACTACCTTGTGTCCACGCTCCGCCCGAGCCCGAGCCCGGCCTATGTGGTCGCAAATCCGTACTGCTGCAACAGCGGCTATAACTACGGCTGCGGAAACTGCGCTTAACTCCATAACGTAGAGCTTTTTCGTGGACTCACGGAAATGATCGGTTCCTTGCCGATACTCGATCAACGCGGCGGGGCAATCTTCCCGCCGCTATTTTAATTGCCTCGAATTCGAGGCAGAAAGGAATGATTTTATGGCTGAATTTACATCATCCGGGATTCAAACTGTTGCCGCTGGGCAGAACGTCCCTCTAATTTCCACGTCGGCTTGTGGCAAACCGTGTATCGTACACCGTGACGGAAGCGGACTTGTTACACTTCGTGGGCTTACGCAGCAGTGTAAGGCGAAGTTCCGCGTATCCTTTGGCGCGAATATCGCCGTTCCTACAGGCGGGACAGTCGAAGCTATCACCGCCGCGCTCGCCATCAACGGAGAGGCTTTGAACAGTGCCACAGCGACCGTGACACCGGCTGCCGTTGAGAACTATTTCAACATCTACGTTTCCGCATTCGTGGAAGTTCCACGAGGATGCTGCCTGACTGTAGCGGCGAAGAACACCAGCGCCCAGGCGATCAACTTCGCGAATAGCAATATGATCGTAGAGCGCGTATCGTGAAAGGAGGATGCAATATGTATGATTTGAGAAACCTTCGGGAAATGCTCTGCAAAGAGCTGGACGAGATCGCCGACAAGCGAGAAATGTCCGCCGGTGACTTGGACGCTATCCAGAAGCTGACGAGTTCCATCAAGAACACCTACAAAATCGAAATGCTTGAGGACGGCGGCTATTCCCGCGATGGTGAGTGGGAAGCGGATATGCGCGGCACGTATGGGCGCGGCAGTTCGTACCGTGGCCGCCGCCGGGATTCTATGGGCAGGTACAGTCGCGCAGATGCGAGGGAGCATATGCACGCAACGCTGGAAGATATGATGCGCGATGCAGACGATGATAAGACGCGCGAGGCTATCCGCCGCTGCATGGAGCAGATCGACCGGGCATAAGGGGGGACAGACATGCTGGATGAGGCCGAAATCCGAAAGGAAATAGCACGGCTGGAATACGAAGAATCCAGCTATCCCAATTATGCCAAACTGGCGAACCTATATGTGATACGCGACAAGATGCAGGGAACGGAGAATGCCAGAGATAAGTTTGTGGGTTACTACTCCGGCGCTCCTGCCCCTGTGACCGCAGAACCGGCTACCGTGGGCGAGTATGGGGACAGCGAGTTTTTGCTTGCGGTAGCCGAGAAAGACCCGGCAAAGGCTTGGACGGTCGTTGATGAACTCATGGACACGCTTTCACTTGTAAACCGGAGGGTATATGATTCTGTTTTAAGAAAAATAAAGTCCCTATGACGAGGCAAAAAGCGTGGCAAATTCCGTGGCAAAAATGCGTGTCAAAATTGTGTTTTGCGTGTCAAATAATTGATACGCATCGCAAATAAATGATACGCTCGAAATGCCTGAAAACCTTGATATACAAAGGAAAACCCTGTAATCACTTGAGATTACAGGGTTTCTTCTTTGGCGCGGAAGGAGAGATTCGAACCCTCAAATCGAGCCTCAAACCAATTGAAAACACTAGGCTTTTTATTTTCGTGGCAAATGTTGTGGCAAAATCAAGAAAAGAACGTTTTCATTTGCTGCACAGACTCGGATATGTCTGCCTGCGCAACGTGCGTGTATATCTTCCGCATAGTTCCGTAATCCGACCATCCGCCTAGCTGCATCGTGACTTTTTCCGATATACCTAGCTTATACGCAAGGGAGCAGAAGGAATGCCGCAGACCGTGTGTCCCGACTTCTGGCAGGTTTGCGCCCTTGCATATTTTATTTGACGCGGCGCGAATGCTGTTCGGATTTGCAACGACGACAAAATCACTCGATTTTTCTGCTTCTGAAAGGAGCTGCGACAGCCTCGGTATCATGATCGGAATAGTCCGCCGCGAAGAACGGTTTTTGTTAGACACCTTGTTTACCAGTTTGTTGTTTTCGTCGAACAGGGTAGCCCCTCGAACCGTGATAGACTGCTTTTTCAGATCAACGTTCTCCCAACGCAAACCGAGGATTTCTGACACACGCAGAGAGTGCAGCGCAAGAAGAAACGCGATTTCATACTTGCTCCCTTCCGCCGCTTTCAAAAATACAGGAATTTCTTCCGCAGACAAAAAAGCGTGCTCGTCTGATTGGACAGCAGGAAGTGCTACTTCGTAAGATACGCCATATCGTTTAAGAGCCGGACGTATCAGCGCCCATGTTTCGCGGATGGTCTTGGGGCTGCATTTTTCTGCGTTGATTGCCTGTTGTATAGCATTCACAGAGAGCTTAGACAAAGGAACGTCCATGATGGGTTGAAGATAACACCGCTGCTTAATTCTGTGCCCGCGAATAGACGCTGGGGAAAGAGTGCCGCTCTTGAATTCCAGGTATTCGTCAATTGCTTTGCGGATTGTTATTTCCGGCTTGGCCTCCTCGGAAGAAAGAACACCGATTTTGTATTCTAAAGCCGCCTGCTCTGCTTCTCGCTTCGTGCTTGCTGTGAACGACTTCGCTTTCCCGTTTACCATCACTCGGCAGCGGTAAGAGCCAGACGGCAGTTTTTCAGCCTCTGGGACTTTCAGTTTTTTCATTGCGGGCCTCCTTTTTGACGATACGAAGAATGGTGAAGCCTACGGCCAGTATGGACGCGACAATCAGGGCGATAAATATCCACGCCATTACAGATAGCCTCCCGTCCCGGATGATGCCAGCGTCTGTAATCTGCGAGTCGATAACAAGGTACACGATCAGCGAAAACGCAAGCATGGCGCAGAAAAAGACCAACAGGTAGCAGATAGCGTGTGTGGCTTTGATCTGCGCCCGCTGCATTTCGTTTGCGGCGGTCGCTCTGACATTCTCGAGTTCGAGCCTGTGGTTCCGTTCCTGTAGTTCGCTTGGGCTGTCGGTAGGCTGTTTTAGCCCGAACAGCTCATCCAGCGACAGCCCGAGAACGCGGCACAGCGCGGCAGAATTATATAGTTTCGGGTCTTGCTGCGTACCTGCACAGAGCTTCGAAACAGCCGATCTGGAAACGCCGGATTCATCAACAAGTCTGTCGATGGTGTAATGCTGATCTTCTTTCGCCCGCTTGATGTTCCCCTGATATGCAGAAATATATGGGGCGAGCTCCTGAATTGCCGACATGATATACCTCCATTTTCACATATATTTCGCTGATTTTTCCGCCACGGGTATGGTTTTACCAATTTGATGGTAGACATTTCCACCCGTTTTGCTATACTGGTTACAGGCGCGTGAGAACGCCCCACCGCCGGTGGAGCGACGGTGGGGCGATCTTAAACATTCCATTATACAAAATAGTCTGTCCCATAATTGCCGCTTACGAGGGTTACCGGACGAAGAAAATACAAGGTGTTCTTTGTGGAAGATTCCAAATTGAAATTCTTGAACATACGTTCTAAAATATGGAGGTACACAAAATGCAGAGCATCAATATTCGCTTTGAAAACGGGAAAGTAAACATCATCGTAGACGGGGCACTTTTCAAGGACGTTCACAGTCTTAGCCTCGACTATATCAAGGGAGCGCCCATGCTCTTTGCCTGCGTCTCAGATGTAGGCGAGACACGGGAGCAGTGGCAGAACTCTAAGTTTATGAGCTAGTCACGTAGTATTCCATTCTTAGGCTTGGGATTGTGACTGTGTTACCGAGGACGGCGAGGTATGTTTCAACGCCTTTGCATTCGCCGTAGCATGTAATATAGTCGTTATCAAGGATGCGGCTTTCACCTTCCTTGCGTGTGTAAGTTACATACCAGATGCCATACTCCGTTTGCACGCGGAGCGTGACAGAATCAAAAGCCCCTTCCTGCACTTGAATGACAGTGCCGCTAAAGAATGTTTTCTTTCCCTTGTAGTCGTCTGGATTTCTGCAAATATCGGAGTAGGACAGATCTTCACATTCTGCGATGTATTCAGAGCGAATGACTGCCGGGTCTTTGACCTCTGTATTCGCAGATTCACCGGTTTGCGAGGATAAGGCAGAGCAGCTCAAAACCAAAAGGAAACAGAGGATGGCAACAAGGACCTTTTCAACAGAGGACATCCGTTTTCGATGCCGCGCACCACATGCTGGGCAGCGCTTTACGCTGGCGCTGATCTGAGCGCCACAGGTTCGGCAGACTGCTTTTCGGTTCTTTGTTTTGCAATGTGGGCAAGCTTTCAGCCTTTCGTCAAATTCTTCACCGCATCGCGGGCATGTAACAAAATATGTAGCCTTTGGCATGGTACGAACCCCCGGTTTTGTAAGATACAACAATTTTACCACCAGAGTTTTACAGTCTCAAGGTCAAAATTATACAAAAAGAAACAATAAAATTTAGAAGATTGAAGAAGGAGGGCGCAAAATGATTTGTATTCAGGATGATATGTGCTATAATAAGGGTGAAAAAATTGCGCCCATTCCGGATATTCGGCAAAGACTCCGTGAAGAAATTCTGAGTCTGAGCAACGAACAGGCAGAATATGTTTTACGGCAGATGGACGAAACAGTAACGGAGGAATAAAATGAAAGAAATTCTAGGATTGTTATTAGCCTTTTCAGTATGCTCCAACGTCTGGCTATGGATCAACCTTTGGAATCTCAAAAAAGAGCATTTCCGATTCGCGGAAAGTATGACGAACTTCCTGAAAGACTTTTTAGAAGAACTTAGCCAGCAGCCACCCAAGGATTGTTCCTGCAAGTGTTCCGAGCAGTCCACCGACAAAGTATAAATCCGCTTTTCGCTCGGCTTTTTTCCGCAGATACTCTTCCCGCTTTAATTGTTCTACATAATACGGAACGGTTTTTCCAAGCGCAATATCTGGGAGATCAATTCGTTCCCCATTCATTTCAATGTAATCTTTCACAGCAGCTTCTTCGCCTCCTCGATCAGGCCAAGCAGCTTCTCTAGTTGCTCATCCGACATACCATCAACAGAATCCAGAAGCTTTTGCTTTGCAGGACTCACCGCCCCATCCTTCGGGATGGGGTCTTTTTTTATGCCCTCTCCCTTACTCTCTCCCATCAGTTCTTCGACTGTTACGCCGAAGTAATTTGCGACCTTCCGCGCAGTCGCGTCTGTAATTCCGCCGCCGTTACTCCATCTAGTGACGGTTGGCTTCGAGAGCGGTATTTCCAATGCCACACGCGATGGCGATTTCCCGACTTTTTCGCAAAGCGCCAAGTAGTTTTCGTAAAACCTCACAAATTTCCCCTCCGAAATTGTGCAACACAACAAAGTTAAAAAAGTTACTCAATGCATCTTGACAGTTACTAAAATTAACTTTATAATGGGCGCATAGGTTAGCAGAGTTAACAAAACCCAGACCCCGGCGGAATCGCCCGTGTCAAAAGTGCCTTTATGTATCTCGCAAATCCATGATAGCACAATGCGTTAACTTTTGCAACCTCGAATTTCAAAAGTTGACTGCGGCGTAAAGAAAAGCCGCCCCGGCGCGGTAACACCGGGACGGCCTGCCGGTTACTTCGACCGACGGTTGGAAAGCGCGGAAGCTGCCAGAGACTTAGTTGTCTTGCTGGACTTACGGCTCTTCATCGCTTTCGATGCGTTGGAAGCCACTTTTCGTGACGTCCGAACTGAGTTCTTCGCCAAATGAAAACCCCCTTTCAAGAAAGATGGCTTTCATCCTCTCCGAACCTCCATTTGGAGTATAGCATCAGACGCCGCCGCAGTCAACAAATTTAACAGTTAGGAGGATAAAGGATGCCAGAAAAATGGACAGGCGTACTGATTGGGAAAATGCACAATGCGCGTGTTTCATACGACGATCTTGCCGCAGAGCTTGGACTGACAAAAGGCTATTTGTCCATGATCTTGAACGGGGCAAGGAAGCCGCCGAACGCAAAGGCGCGACTGAATGCCGCATTTGATGCCGTCGTAGAGCGGCGCAGCAGAGAAAAGGAGGAATAACATGCCAGCGGTAAAGCTCGGCCGGGACAATACGTCGAAGAACCTGTCCGTATCAAGCAAAACGACGCTGACAAAGCGAATGCGAGAGCCGCTTGGGGAGCAGATGAAAGGGACAATCGCAATTTGCAAGCGGCTTGGAATCACGCGGGAGGAGTTTTTGGACTCTTTTGATTACTAAGTATCCGGTCTGGGTGCTTGCAAAAATATCTAACAAACGAAAAGGAAGGAAACGCAAATGAAAGTCAGATTAACATTTTTGGAGCCTGTGCTTGGCACGTGGCCGAGCAATGAGAACGTGGCGCGGGATTTCATCGCGTCGAAAGCGCCGGACGCTTCTACCATCGAAGACGAGATCGCGGCGTTGGGCGCGGACGTGGTAGCCGACAAGGGTATGACGGTGTTCCCCCGCGCGAACGGGTGTCCGGTTCTGTATGACTACCAGATCAAGGGCTTTTTCAAGGACGCATGCGGTATGCTGACAAGAGTCAAGACGACAAAGAGCAGCGGACTGAAAGCTTACAAGAAGATCATCGACGGTTTGATTTTCGTCGAGCCGCGGCACATCCCGATTCAGACGAACGGTGAGATCGGTGAATGCCAGCGGCCTTTGAGAGCACCGACCCCGCAGGGCGAGCGTGTGGCGCTTGCGAACTCGGAGGAGATTCCGGCGGGCAGCACGATCGAGTTTGAAATTACGATGCTGGATGAAAAGGCGCACAAGGATATCGTCCTGGAATGGCTGGATTACGGACGGCTCAGAGGCATTGGCCAGTGGCGGAACTCCGGAAAGGGACGGTTCACTTACGAAGTGCTCGATTAAGTGCGAGGGCATAGATGGGCCCGGCGGCGAAGGGCAATGGAGTTGCACGGCCCCGCACGGCACGGCGCAGCAACGGCAAAGTAGGGCAACACGATTCACAGCGAAGGCATCGATAAGCTACGAGCGCAGAGGAGAAGCCGCGAAAGGCGCAGAGGAGCAACGGATAAGCGATGAAACGCATAGTATCGCGAGGGAGAGGCATGGCTCCGAACGGCGAAGACAGGCATTGAACGGCAACGGCGTGGTGTTGCAAAGCGTAGCAATGGCGTTGTGTTGCAGCGTAAAGTACGGCAAAGGCTTCGACTGCTGTGTGTAGCGAGGGCATGACTTGGAGCTGCGTAGCGAAGCAAAGGCTTGGTGGTGCAACGCAAGGTGAGCAACGGCTTTGAATGCAATGTGTGGCAACGGCGTAGTAACGCGCGCTTTGCTCTGACAGGCAAAGGCAAAGTTACGTTTGGCACGGCAAAGGCTCTGTATGGGACGCACGGCAAGGGCTATGCAGCAAACAGAAAAGCCCCACTCGGCAAGGAAGATTATTTAAGGAGGATGAAATGAAAATTACAAAGGAGCTCCTGCGGGAGAAAGGCGCATGTGCAGCCGGATACAGGGATTTTCTGAAAGAATTCCCGGAAGAAAAGTATCCGGATGGCGTAGAGTATCAGGATTTGCTGGACTGCTGCGCGGAGAAGGGTTTCAGCTACGGGTCATGGCTGCTTTCCGTATTCGGCAGGACGGATGATGTCCGGAAGGTGGACGGCGATCTGATCACTGAAAAATCAATCATTTTTGCTGGACGGCTAGAAGTTTCCGGAAGCATCGAGGCAGGCTGTGGCATCAAGGCAGGCTGGGGCATCGAGGCAGGCGAAGGCATCGAGGCAGGCTGTGGCATCGAGGCAGGCTGTGGCATCAAGGCAGGCGAAGGCATCGAGGCAGGCTGGGGCATCAAGGCAGGCGAAGGCATCGAGGCAGGCTGTGAGTTTGGCATTTACGCAGGCCTCCGCGTGAGAATCACAAGCGAATACAGAAAAATTATCGCGAAGACCAAGCCGGAGAATATCATGTGCGGCGAATTTGTGGAGGCAGAGAATGAGTGACGTTGAGATTATCACGGAGTTAAACCACAGAGCGGCGCGGGAGCGCGAGCTTGGCGAAAGGTGGGACGAGATCGTACGGCTTCGCAAGAGGCAAAAGAGCCTGATGAAGATCGCGGAAACAGCCTGCTTCTCCGTGGCGTGTATGCTGCTGGGCGGTACGGCGGTTATGCTTGGCTTTGGCCTGTTCCGGGCGGCGGTCACGCTTGGAGGCGCGGCGGCGTGCTTCTTCGTCGGCGCGATACTGACGGGGGCATGATATGGAGCATCCTTGTGAGAGCTGCACGAAAGGGCGCGGGGAGAATTGCATGTGCAACAGATGGCGGGAGTGGTTTTGTTATATATGCGCGAATCCGCCAGAAGCGCCGCAGGAGCAGAAGGTCACGTACCGCGATATCGTGTTCTGGACGGTGTTTACAGAAGCGTGGAGGTGAGTTGGTGGAATGATGGAAGACAGACAGCAAGCGCCGTGCATGTACGATGTGTTCGGCAATGAGATTTACGAAGGCGAAGAATACTTCGCCGGAAACGATGGAGATATCTTTGTGTGCGATTCTGAGAACTTTGACCCGGGCAATCATGTCATTTGCGATCTGGTAGAGACGATGGGAACAAGGCGGATTTTGGAGGAGCTGGGGTATCAGAAGAAGACGTTCTGCCCCGGCTGAGAAGGAGGGAGCATGGCGAACTTTGAAACTGGTGTAAGCGGATATATCCAAGTCGAAGCAACGGTTCGTATGTCGTTCCCTGTGGACTTGAAAGGCAATGCGTACATCTGCTGTGATGCCTGCCGGTTTTACCGCCAGAGCGCCAGAAGATGCGCATTGACAGACGAGCCGATTTTGTGGGCTGGAAGATATGTTGGGGGCGAATGCCCGTTTGAAAGGAAGGATGAAAATGAAGCAATTCAGGCTGCTGCGACCGGATGAGATCGAGTGCCGCGTGGCACAGTGCAACGAAAAGGGCGCGTCGATTCTGCTGTACAAGACGGCAAGAACGGATGCGGACTTGCTTGACGAGACGGTAGGCGCGCAGAACTGGGAGAATGATTTTAAGCTGGTCGACGGCGTTCTGTACGGCGGTATCGGCGTGGACTACGGGAAGGACGGGAAACTGATCTGGAAGTGGGACGCAGGCACAGAGAGCAACACAGAGGCTGAGAAGGGACGAGCTTCGGACGCATTCAAACGCGCCGGTTTCAAGCACGGGATCGGACGGGAGCTTTATTCCGCACCGTTTATCTGGATCGACGCGACGAAGTGCCAGAGACTTAAAAAGAACGACAAGACGGGTCGATGGCAGTGCTCTGACCAATTCGACGTGACGGAGATCACCTACGACGAGCAGGAGCGCATCAAAACGCTGACGCTTGCATCGAAAGGAAAGCCGGTCTACACCTTCGGACACGCTGGGAAAGCTGAGACACCGAGCACCCCACGCCTTGTCTGCGCGGACTGCAAGGGAGATATCACGCAGGTCGTAGAAGGCGGCACGCAGTTTACCGCTTTACAGGTAGCCGAGAAAACGAGAAAGAGATTTGGACGCTGCCTTTGCTGGAACTGCGCAAGTAAGGCATGAGAGAGCTGAATGTCGTTGAAGCGTCGTGGAGCATGGACGCTTCGGGGAGCTGGCTGAAACTCCGGCCGGAGCTGCCCGGACAAGCCAAGATGGTAGCCGGGGAACTCGACCCGCAGAAGAAGTACACGGTCACGATCAAGGAGTTCCGCAAGAATCGGAGCTCGGATGCAAACCGATATCTCTGGACGCTCTGCAACAAGCTTTCCGTCAAGGTTGGGATTCCGCCGGAAGAGGTCTACCGACACTATATTCCGGACGTTGGCGACAACTCCGATACGATCTGCATTCCGGACGCAGCGGTCAAGCGGTTTCGGGACGGCTGGGAATCGCGCGGTCTCGGCTGGTGTACGGAGATTATGGCGTCAAAAATTCCGGGCTGCACGAACGTCATTTGCTACTACGGCTCGAGCACCTACGACACAAAGCAGATGGCGCGGCTCATTGATCTGGTTGTAGAGGACTGCAAACAGCAAGGCATTGAGACGCTGCCACCAGAAGAACTCGAGCGTATGGCGCTGGAATGGAGGCAGGATGAGAAAGGAAACGAAGGCGACAAAGATACCTGAGAAGGTCAAGAAGGCCGTCTGGGAGCGCGATGGCGGGCGCTGCATCGTCTGCCTTCGCCCCGGCAATCCGTAGTGCCATTACATCCCACGGTCGCAGGGCGGGCTTGGAATCGAGCAGAACATCGTAACGCTTTGCGATAAGTGCCACAACGACTTTGACCAGACGGAAAAGCGAAAGCACATGAAAGCGTACATCAAGTGGTATCTCAAAATGATATATCCCGATTGGGAGGAAACGAAACTGATTTATAAGAAAGGAACGTAATTATGGAATCCTATGTAAAACTGAGTACGGAAAAGTATGAGGAATTGGCCAAGAAGTGCCTGATGCTCGATATGCTCGCTGAATCGTATAAGAAGATGCCCTCGTATCGTTTCGATGACGTCCTGGAAGTCTACTTTGGAAAGCGGGAAACGGCCAAAAAGGAGGACGAAAAGTGCTGAACCGCATTGTTATTATGGGCAGAATGACTCGAGACCCGGAGTTGAGAAAGACGCCGAACGGAACTTCGGTCGCATCCTTCACGCTGGCGGTTGACCGCGACCTCACGCCGAAGGGCGGAGAGAAAGAGACGGATTTCATTGATTGTGTCGCGTGGGCGGGAACCGCTGATTTTGTAAGCGGATACTTCTTCAAGGGCAGCATGGCAGTCGTAGACGGTAGATTGCAGCTGCGCGACTGGAAGGACAAGGACAGAAACAAGCGCCGGTCTGCGGAGGTCGTAGCGAACCGTGTTTACTTCGGCGAAGGCAAGCGAAACACCGAACCGCAGAACCCGGAAAACCCCGGCGGGTTTACGATGATGGACGACGATTCGGACCTTCCGCTCTAGGGGGTCTGAAATATGCCGAACAGGATCATCAAAGAAAGCTTATGTGATTCGGAGCGGATCGCGTCTTTGACGGATTTTGAGTTTCGGCTTTGGGTTGGATTGATCACGCAAGCGGACGATGCAGGGCGAGGAGACGCCCGCCCTGCATACATAAAAGGCCACGTTTTCCCATTCAGAGAACGGGTTACTGCAAAGGATATTGAGTCTGCGCTCCACGCGCTGGCGGCAAAAGGCTGCGTTGCCCTCTACACGGTAGGCGGGAAGCCCTACTTTTTGTTCCCAAGCTGGGCGAGACATCAGAGAATCCGAGAATGCAAACCGAAGTTCCCGGGGATGGAAAATGCGGACGCTTGCGACGGTTCGCAGAGTCCTGCGGCGAGTTGCGGCGAGTTGCCGCAAGCTGCGGCGGACTGCGGCCTTAATCCGAATCCTAATCCGAATACGAATCCTAATCCGAATCCAGGGTTAGACGCGCGCGCGGCGCGCTTTACCCCACCGAGCGTCGAGGAAGTGGCGGCTTATTGCCAAGAACGCGGAAACGGCGTTGATGCGGCTCGATTTGTCGACTTTTACAGCTCGAAGGGCTGGATGGTCGGGAAGTCGAGGATGAAAGACTGGAAAGCCGCTGTCCGGAACTGGGAGCGGAGCAGTGACGCAAAAGCCACGCCTGCCAAGAAGCCGGGGTACAACGTGCAGCACCACGGGGACGAGCTGTCCGATGTGCAGCGGGCGGCGATACGGCAGATGATGGAGGATGGGGCATGAATACTTGGATCGTCATTCCGGATATCATTTCCGGGCTCTATCCCCGGCTGATGCCGGAGCTGGGAAAGCCTATCCGGGCGAAGAAGTACCCGCAGAAGAACAAGAACATGACGTTTTATCTGGTCAGCGTCCGCGACCCGGAGGAAGGCAGAGACAAGAAGATCGTCATCCGCGCGCCGGAGTGCTGGGAGGCGGAAGTGACGGTGCAGGTCAGGAGGAAGGAATGAATAATTTCGGACCGTGCGCGAAGGACTGCCCCAACCGGAAAGCCGGTTGCAGCGCGTCCTGCGAGGCTTGGAACGCCGTGAAGGGAGAACGGCTGAAAAGCTACGGCAGGCGCGCCGAGATCATCGACATAAGCCAGATGACCGATGGCGGGGCGAGAAACTGCCGGAGGGCGGCAAGAGGGAAACGGAAAATAGGAGGGGAAATGTGAAGCTATGACAGACAAGGAAATTATACAGGCGCTGCGGATATGCTCCCGCAGAACAGACGCACAAACTTGTACAGAATGTTCATTGTTTGACAGCGAGGATTGTATGGGCGACATGATGGTTGGTGCAGCTGACTTGATTGAGCGCCTGAACGCCGAGAATGTGGTGCTTCCGGATGGGCAAGCGAGCGCGATTGAATCGCTTCGCAAGGAAATCGAGTGGAAGGACATGGTGATTGCCCTCGCCCAGAGAAAGCAGGCGGAGGCAGAAGCCGAGAGGGACGCTCTAATCGAGCAGATAAAAGAGCGGCATGACTGCCTGGACTGCAAGCATAACGATTTTTGCGAATATGACGGTGCGGACGATGCGATTGTCTTTGACTGCATGAACTGCGTGCAGGAAGGGTGCCCATGCGCCGGGTGCTGCGATTCCAGCCGCTGGGAATGGCGCGGCTTGCCGGAAGCGCCGGAGAACGGAGAAAAGGTATGAGACTCACAACGGATACACCGAAAAACAATTTTGAAATGGCGCTGAACCTGTTTTACGCCAAGGACAAAGAGGTATGGGTGCGCGGATACGGGAAGAACGGCGCAGACATCAGCCTGTTCGACCTGTCGCGGGATCTGACCAGATGGAACTGCCCGTATGTGGACTTGGATATCTCGGATGATTCCTTCTCGATGATGATGGCCGAATGGCTCTGGGAAGACGTTGAATCGTTCGAGCACGTTTTGGCTCTGCTCTATCAGGCAGCATGGGTATGCGCGGAGCTGCGCGAACATTTGAAGCAGTTCGAGGACAAGGAGGATGCCGATGGAGCGACTAACGTTTGAAGGGAACTTCTGTGACATCGCGCAGTGCCGCGAACTGCCGTGTAAGTATGACGGGAACTGCACGCAGAAGGAGGTATGGGAACGGCTCAAAGCATATGAAGATTCGAGATTATCCCCGCAGGCGTGCGCCAAGGCGCGAGAGATAGAGGAAACACTTTCCAGCTATGATTATTCCATCTCACGAATGGTGGAGCTGATGAAAGCCGACAAGGAAGGGCGCGTGGTGGTGCTGCCGTGCAGGCAGGGAGATGAGCTGTGGACATACTGCAATCACCCGGTTAAGCGGGTATATAGCTTTACCGTATCGGACGTGAGCACACTGAACGGGCGGACTGTGCTGAATACGCTAGGTCTCGGGACGATCAGGCCAGAGGACATCGGAAAAACTGTTTTCCTCACCCGCGAAGAAGCCAAGAAGGCTTTGCAGGAAATGGAGGGTAAGAAGGATGACTGAAAAGTATATCAGCAGCACGTGGCTGCTTGAAACGATAGAAGATTACAAGAACATCAGCTGCTGGAATACCGATGTCTTGGATGCAGAAACGATCACGCGTGTGCTGGAGGTCGTGGAAAACAAAGTAAAAGGCGCTCCGAGTATCGGACCGCGCAAGCTGGGAAACAAACTTCTTGCAGCAAAAAACATCGCGCTGGAAGTGCATCTAAAGATGGTAAAAGACCATATAGAAGATGCAGAAAGAAGATACAGGCGGCACGAAAGCACCAACAACTTAATGCTGATGAGCTTTTGCAAAGGGTATATCACGGCGATGTGTGAAACAAGGTCGATGCTAGAAAGGATGGTAAGCGATGGGTCAACATAAGCGCAACCCGACCGCTATTTCGGCGGCAAAAGGCGAGCTGCCGCCGAAGAAGCGAGAGCGGCGGCTGACCAAGCGGCAGGCGGAGCGGCTTTTGAAAGCAGAGATATTGAGTAGATGCACGCCGCTGCTTGCACTGCCGTATGAAATGCAAAACAGAATCGGAAGGGAGTATATGGATTATGACTGATTACATCAAGCGCACAGATGCGGTTAAAATCGCCGAAAAGTACGGACTTGCGAACGGCTCTGTATTGGGACGGCATACCGGACTGGCGGATTGCATTGCAAGAGATATTTCGGATTTGCCCGCCGCCGACGTTGCGGAGGTGGTGCACGGGCGGTGGATTCCGTTCCATAGCGAAGCGGCAGGAGATATCCAGTATTGCTCGGCGTGCGACATCGGATTTGACGCGCGAATGGATTACTGCCCGCACTGCGGGGCACGCATGGACGGCTGGATGGAGGACGCATACAATGGGTGATTTTGAGCAGATGCTGAACGATCTGTGCAAGATGAGCAAAGCGCAGCTTGTGCAAATGGTGAGAAACACGGACGAGGTGGAAACCGCTCTGAACATTTTTAAAAACGTGATGAAAGAAGATTACGCTAGGGTGCTTCGCTGCAAGGACTGCAAATACTACAGAAACCAGCCGAACGGACTGTGCTATCTGCACACAGATCCAAAGGAGAACGAGCGCGGTTATTCCGGTGAGGCGGTTTGCGTAGAACCGGATGATTTTTGCAGCTACGGAGAACGGAGGGAAGAATGAACATTACACTTTTGAAATATCCCACCGATGAGGACTGGGCGTTTGCAAAACAGTGCGCTTTAGTCACCATCGGCAAAGAGATGAAAACAGCACCGGACATGGAGTGGAAACACTCCATTCTCCGGGCACAGCACAGCCCCATTCGGACGTTACAGTTTGCGTTTTATCTTGAGGGCGTGCCGTACTGGGTAAGCACCCATTTAGCCCGCCACGTCCACGCACAGCCGTTTATCCGGTCACAGCGGAATGACCGGCAGGACGAATACGACCGGAACGCAGCGCGGCAGGACGCGCCGGTAGACATGATCTGGTACATGAGCGCCGAAGAGCTGATGACCATTGCAGAAAAGCGGATATGCAAACTGGCGGCGAAAGAAACGCGGGAAGTTGTCTTAATGATGCGCTGGTTGGTGGTCAATCATTTCCCGGAGTTTGAAGGGCTGCTCGAGCCGCATTGCACGAAATACGGTGATTGCGACGAGATGAAGCCGTGCGAGACCGGAAGGAGGCTACAAGGTGGGAACGATTCTGGCGATTGACCCGGGGAATATGGAATCCGGGTATGTCCTCGTAGAGCACGACGGGCAGGAAATCCGGAAGGTGCTGGACGTTGGTAAAGTTCCGAACGGGGAGATATTCCCCGTTCTTTGCCGGGAGTATCAGCACTTGGCAATCGAAATGGTTGCCGGTATGGGGATGCCAGTCGGTCAAGAGGTGTTTGACACCTGCTTCTGGATCGGGCGATTTTGGGAATATGCCGAGCTTTACCAGCAGGGGTACCAGATACAGAAGATCTTCCGCAGGGAGGAAAAGCTTTACCTTTGCGGCAGAGCATCGGCAAAGGATGTGAATATCCGACAAGCCCTCGTTGATCGCTACGCGCCCGGTCAGCCGAATTATGGGAAAGGAACAAAGAAGAACCCGGGTTTCTTTTACGGGTTCGCAGCGGACATGTGGGCGGCTATGGCGGTGGCTGTGACGTATTTTGATAAGTACATAAGGGGGATACAACTATGAACGATAACTGCATTTGTGCGCATTTATACGGAGATGGTAGCAGGAATTGTAGGTTAAGAGCAGAATACATCCGCTGCAACCGCGCCGAGGAATGCTCTGCCTATAAAAATGGAAAATGTTTTTGCGTAACAACGCTGTTTGGCGTCAGATGCCCCAACGGTGATATCACAATTGTGGATGGCGGAACAAAACGGTCAAAGGCATTTTTACGGGTTCAGCACGAAGCCAGAACAAATCCAGCTTATGGGAAATTGCAATATCCATCAACCAATTTGATTACACGCATAGGAGAAGACGCTTTTCTCACCGTTTCTTATATATGGTTGGAGGAATTCGGCGGGGAAATCTGTTGCGATGACCCGCATCTTGGCACAAACAAACTGTACATAAGCGCCGATAAACTTACGCCTGAAAATATCAAGAGGATTTGCGATTTTATCCCACGATCAATGATGGGCGGCGTCATTCGGGATTATCAGGACAAAACCGTTCCGATGTTTTTGCATCAGCTACGGGGTTTATTCCCGGAAAAGTATGCAGCATTCCAGGAAGCGTATCCTGATTACAAAATCAAAGCTCCGGACTGGAAGGGACGATGGGCAAAGCTTTCAACCTGCAACAGGAATGCAGAGTACAAGGACTGCCACAAAAACACGTTCCGTTTTGATGGAGACTACATTGTATGCGACTGCTATAACTCGTTATTTGCGCCATTTCGTGCAAAGCGGGCAGAAATCCGCGTGAAATTATCTGACGAAATGGAAGCAGAAATCACAGACAATGGACAAGTCACCGATGGAACTGTTTTCTTGTGAGAGGTGGATACAGCTATGATTTGCCCGGGCTGCAACAAAAAGATGCGGTGCATGAACAGCAGGCCGACCAGCGACCGGATCATCAGAACACGAAGATATTTATGCGAAAGCTGCGGCGAAGTGCGCTACACAGTGGAAATTCTAAAGGAAACATACAGCGCGCTTTCGGCGCAAAGATTGAAGGAGGTAACACATGGAACAGTTGAAGGGCGCGAAGTTTGACGGCGGTAAGCCCAGACCGTCCACCGTCCCCGTGGAGGCGATAGAGGCGATCATGGCGACGCGGGAATACGGGCTTCAAAAGTACAAAGACGCGGAGGACTGGCGCAGCATTGAGCCGGAGAGATGGCACGAGGCGCTTTTAAGGCACGTTCTGGCAATTTGGGAAGACCCAACGCACATTGACGCAGAATCCGGGCTGCCGTCTATTTGGCACGTGATGACAAACGGGGCGTTTCTGTGTGCGTGTTTGAAGGACAGCTTCAAAAAGGAGACAGAACAATAATGGAGGACATTACAAAGCAGGAGTATTCCGCATGGCTGGAAGAATCCCTAAAAACTGTGTTAGATTTCAAGCCCTCATCGATCTGCATTGTTGCTACTGCGGAGGATGGGACAACAAAGACAGGATATTTCAATTCGACGGGGCAAGACAAAGCTATTTTTGCCGCTAACATTATGAGCGACGTTGTAATGGATATTGTCAAAATCAATGCAGAGGATATCAAGAAAATATTGGGCGGAACAGAGTAAGGGGGCTGATACGGTGAGCAAACCGCGCTATGGATGGTGGGGGTATGCGAAGTGGATGATACGAAGTTACAAAAGCGGTACACTTATGACGCGGGATGAAATCTCTGCTGTCGAAGCTGCAATCGAGGAAACAAAACAGCTTATCGACGGGGCAGAACGCCTCCGGCTCATAGACTTGGTCCTTTGGAAGCGTACACACACCTTACAGGGCGCTGCTATGGTGGTGTATGTCTCGGAGCGTACCGCGCAGGAATGGCATAGGCAGTTTATCTACTTAGTAGCAGAAAAACGTGGTTTATATTCAAAAGTTTGCGTAAGAGAGCCTTAAACATAGTGTATCGTTGAGAGCGTAGAGGTGTATCCTCTGCGCTTTCATCCTTCTTACGGCTACGCAGCGTACTGCGGAACCTCCTTTTTCTTAGCTCCACCGGAAACCGCAATCCGGTGGAGCGTGAAAAGGATAACTATTTCGAGGTGGTGATTATGGCTGCGAGGTTGACAGATCGGCAAAAAAAGAAAATAGTTGCCGACTATGCCCAGCTCGGAAGCTGTAACGCTGTGGCGAAGCTTAACGGCTGCTCCCCGAACACTGTAAAGAAGATTGTGCACAATAATGCAGATATTGCAGAGATGTGCAGACAAAAAAAAGAGGAAAACACAGCGGACATTCTAGCGTACATGGATTCCAGAAAAGAACTTGTATGTTCTTTCATTGGGAAAGGGCTTGAGATGCTGAATGACCCTGATAAACTCGCGGCTGCAAACCTGAGCCAGATTACAACGGCAATGGGGACGCTGATTGACAAATGGGCGCTTGCGCAGAAAGAACAAGGAAATTCTGCGGATGACTGCGTGAGGGTGATTATCGATGTCTGACATTCACCTTTCTGAGAAGATAGGCGCTGCATTTTACGGGCTAGCGCGAGATGTGTTCCAGCACGGGCACACACACTACGATTTAAGCGGTGGCCGCGGCTCTTTGAAGTCCTCAACCGTATCAGTAATAGTCCCGCTCCTGATAGTAAGCAATCCGGGAATCCACGCGCTTGTACTGCGCAAGGTGGCGAATACCATCCGCGACAGCGTTTATGCACAGTACATATGGGCAATTGGCGAGCTGGGTATGGCGGCATACTGGGAAGCAAGGGTTTCCCCAATGGAGCTGATTTATAAGCCTACAGGTCAGAAGATCATGTTCCGGGGCGCGGACGACCCGATGAAAATCAAGTCGATCAAGGTGCCGTTTGGTTATATCGCCGTGACACACTTTGAGGAAAAAGACCAGTTCGCCGGACGTGCCGAAATCCGAAACATATTACAATCCACAATGCGCGGCGGTCAGAAGTACTGGAACTTTGAAAGCTATAACCCGCCGATCAGCCGGGACAACTGGGCAAACAAAGACAGTTCGGAAGAACGCGCGGACAGGCTGTGCCACAAGTCAACGTATCTTGAAGCACCGCCAGAGTGGCTGGGGCAGCAGTTTATTGACGAGGCTGAACACCTGAAAGCAACTGACGAGCGGGCGTATCAGCATGAATATCTCGGTATCCCGGTTGGGACCGGCGGCAATGTGTTTGACAGGCTCGAACTTCGGGAGATCACGGACGAAGAAGTTTCCAGATTCGATAAAATCTATCAGGGCGTGGATTTCGGATGGTTCCCAGACCCATTTGCATTTATCCGGCTGCATTACGACAAGGCAAGGGAAACAATTTACCTGCTTGACGAGATATACCAGAATAAGCTTTCAAACGAGCAGAGCGCGACGATAATCAAACAGCGCGGATATGGCAATGTGCGCGTCATCTGTGACAGCGCGGAGCCAAAGAGCGTGGCTGACCTACGGGCAATGGGATTGCCTGCGTATGAAGCGGTCAAGGGACCCGGCTCGGTCGAATACGGCATGAAGTTCTTGCAGAGAAGAACGATTGTCATTG